TATCAGTAGGTATTACTGGATAGCCCCTCACTATAGTTACTCTTCCTTCTTTTTCTAAAAGTCCTACATCAATCTTTTCATACTTCTTACTCCTTACACTCTCTTCATGGATAAAGGTGTGTTCTTTAAAGATATGCTTGCCATCTTTTTTAAAGGTAAGACCCACAGAGCAAAAGTCTTCTATCTCTGCAAAGTCCACCGACCCTATACATTCCAATCCTTCTAGATCTGGTTCTTTTTGATTGCACGCTGCAAGCAGGTTTTCCCAGCTAGTAACAGTCTTAGTCTTAGACTCATAAGCTAGGTTAAGCCTCTTTAGGATAAAAGCTTCTTTTTTCTCATCAAACCTAAATGTATCTTGGTACTCTTTCATAACTTGTCTTTTTAAGGTCTGATTATAGTCCAGTCTTGGTATAGCCTTAGTAAAAAGCTCAGGCTTGCCGTATTCTTGGATATTATCCATTTTAAAAATAAAAGGGAAAAAGCCATTATGGTCTTCTTCCCCCGTTAGTACTGCTATTGATTTTTCTTTTAGATCATCTATGACACTATCTCTTACATATCCATCTGTAGTTAGGTATATGGTCCTAGGTTTATCAACCTTACCAAGACCCCCAGTCAATACAGTTATGATGTCATAGTTCTCATATTGATGGACTTCATCAAAGATTACAGCTCCTGGCCTACCACCATCTTTAGTTTTAGGATTAGCGGTTAGATACTTTATAGTAGATGCAGTCTTTTTATACTCTATATCTACCTTGTTCCAATAAAATAATTTTTTATAAAATTCTTTATTAGTTTCTAAGATATCCCTTACTTCATCTGGACTTGTCTTAGCCTGGTCTTCACTGGTGGCCACAAAGTTTACATCATAGTTTCTTATACCGTTATAATCACTAGTTAAATAAAAAGCATCCATTGATGATGTACCATTTTTACCAGTACCACGCCCCCACATATTAAAATTTTCATTAAAAACTGGGAACTCAGTGCCTTTTTCATATAGACCATAAAATATAGCAAATCTAAATCGTTGATAATCATGCATGTGGAATGGAAAATGCCTTTCAAGCATTGCTATAGCATCTTCTATATGCTTTGCCCTAAATTCAATATTTTTATCATCTAGGATAGGTCTTAGAAAGTCCATTAGAAGTTTTTGTTCCTTGCAAGATGGTATAAGCCCTTGCTCTACCTTTCTCATCCACTCCGATATGTAAGGATGATAGTTATAAGTTCTCCTTCTTGCCACTTCTACAACTCAACTTCTTCCTCTTTAGCTTCTATGTCTGCACCTCTTAGACCTAACTCAGATAAAATCTTAAGCATCTGAGCATTTACTCTTGTCAGTTCGCTCACAGAGTCATTACGCTTATATCCTTGCTGCCCACCGCCATTGTTATAAGGGACATTGACTCCTCTTTTTGTTATATCATCAAAAAGCATGTCCTTAACTTCCCATAGTCTACAATAATCATCAACTAAAGATACGTAATGGCTCATTTTTTCTAGCCCACGTTCTTCAAGCTGATTTATTAGATCCTCTCTTATCTTTTTCTTGCTAATCTTAGCCATTGCCCCTCCTTTCCAAATTCTAAGCACTCCATTTTTCATTTTTCTAAATTTTCGTTCCATTTTCCATATATTTTTTATGGTTTATATGTAATTATTTGTCAAAAATTAGCACTACACCCCCATCACACGTAAAAAACCAAAATTTCACCATTCCCGAGTCCCCACCCCGGTCCCAGTGGTTCAAGAAAAATCTAAATTTTCTCATGCGGGGGATTCCACAGTTCACTCAAACTTTTCTTGATGTACATCAGAATTAAATTCTTTTAGCTTCTCTGGATGTTGTAAATTATGGCATGACCTGCATAGAGTAATTAGATTATCATTATCTAGTCTTCTTTGCCAATTATCTTCTAGATGCTCTTTATGATGCACATCTAACGCTGTCATCTGTCCTACTGTAGCATAACCATTAGATTTACATAGTTGGCATTCATTGTTATCTCTGTCTACTATCTCTTTTCTTTTTCTTAGCCATGCGGCAGACTTATAAAATTTTCTTCTTTTACTTCTATTTACTGTCATATTTTAATCCTAAAAATAAGCATAAAAAAACAACTGCTGAAACAAAATTATAAGGAGTTCTAAACAACATGTACCGCAGTACTCATTTAAAAAGCAGTTGTAATTTTATGCAATTTTATACAATATCATTATAGCCCTTTATCAGGCACTTTTCATTCCATATCCGTTCCGTTTCTGTTCCTTTTGATCTACTCTATCTTAGTAATAAAAGGATCAATTATATCCATTTTATTGGATATATATAATAAAGCATTGTCACTCTTACGCCAGATACTAGTCTTAGATAAATGCAATTCTCTGCTCATTTGCTCCATAGTCTTGTCATGCTTTACCCATACATGATATACAATAGCTCTCATATCTTCATCTTGTAGACAATCTATTGAGTATTTTATAGCTCTGTTTTCCAATTCAATCATAGTCATAGTACGCTCAGCCTTAATTATGTCATCCAGTAGAGCGTTAAATCTATCCTCTTGCGTTGTCCCACCACCTTGTACAGCCTCAGAGTCAGACCAGCCACCCTTTAAGCCCATCTTATCTCTTTTTATGCTTATACGTATTTTAAGGGACTCTATCAACTCTAAATCCTCACCGTAGCACTTTAAACGTTGCTTAATTATGTTAGAATCTCGTCTTTGCTTATTAAGTTCTCTCTTTGTATCCGCGTCCATCTACACCCCCTTTAACCGTTAACCTTATGCCAAAATCACTAATATCACATTCCTTAATTTCTTTACAAAAAGTTTCTAATACCTTATTATCAACACCTTCATAGCTTTCTCCCTCTCCAAGCCATTCAAGCTTATCTTCAACAAAAGTATCTAAAATCCATTCAATATTGTGTTCAATAAATTCTTGTAGTTCCTTAGTGCTCATCTATGTCTCCCTAAAATCAATGCCTGCATACTTATGCAACAACATCTTTTTTTTGAGCTTGTAATATTTAATAAATAGCATCTTTTAAATCTAATCCATCTCTATTCAGTCTTTGCCACAGTACTTTGTAGGCTATTCCATTTATTTCAGCTATCTCTCCTAATGGCATCATCTTGCCTTGATATTCGTATCTTTGAGTGGTTCTCTTGTTTCTTCTATTTTTTGTCGCACTTACATATCTACAATTACTAGGTTTATAATCTTCACTATTGTTTATCCTGTCAATTTCAAGACCCACTTTATAACCATTGTTATAAGACCATTCAGCAAAGTTATCGAAGTTATCCATCCACTCATCACAAACCTTAATGCCACGACCTCCATAGTTGCTATATCCAATATCTTTATGGTTGTAGCATCTAGACTTCATGCGATTCCATCTCTTATAGAGGTCTTGATGCTCCGTAGATAAGTAATTCCATTTATTTTTCTTGCCTCTTAAGCATCCACAAGCTTTCGTACTACCAGTCCTTAAACTATCTATTCCTATTACTTTTTTATTACCACAGTCACACTCGCACAAATAGAACCCTTGCTTAGACTTGTCATCTATGTGATCTAATTCTAAAACAACTAAATGATTGTATCTGTTGCCTATTTCATTCTTTCTCTTTCTTCCCATTAGTGTCTCCATATCGTCACATAAAATTTTCAAAAAAAGTATATTTATCTCCATACTTTAAAAGAAACAATTTCTTTTTTAATTTATATACTTGAGTCGCTGTTCCTTTAGATTTGACATCCTCTACAACCACGCCATCTGTCTTAGTATCTACATACCTAAAATCAGCCTTATAAACAGTTTTTCTCAAAGTCTCATGCTCAGTCCTAATGGTCGGTATCAGCTCAAAGGTCGGCTGCAGCTCCAAGTCTTTTATAACTCCAGCCCTCTCCATTAGTTTAAGCTCCTTATACCTTAAAGCCTCTTTTTGACTATCAAACTTATGACCATCAACAATTACTTTTTTATTGCCATACTTGTTATAACTCTTATTTCGCTCTCTAACGATTTTAACCCCCTTAAGCATATATTTATATACCTTTTACATTTAAATCCAATCTATCTATAAAATATTAACGATTTGACCTACATCAGAAAGGTATTGCTCCGCTATCTTCCATTTCGGTAAAATCATTACCAAAGAAATCATCATCACCGCTATTTTGGTTTGTATCCGCCTGACCCTCACTAGCCTTAGATAAAAACTCAACACTGTTAGCCAAAATATCC